TATACGGAAATGCTAACAAATGGGGTTTTCTTTATAATTTTTTTAGGTTTACTTAACGACGTGTTACAAGAATATCACCATCATCATCGTCATCATCATCCAATTCTTCTATTCTATCTTGTAACGATTGTTGTAAAAAATTATCAGATTCTTTAATTTTCTTAAGAAACTCAGGATCAGGTGTAAAATTTACTACCATTAACTCATCACCAGGTTTCACCTCTGTCATTTCAGGATGTGGTGGTCTTGTAACCTGTTTAGTTGTCTCTACAAAATTCTTCGCATTCAATTCTCTTGCTGCTGTAAAACCCTGAGACATAAGTCTCAAGGCAAGTACAAGAAGTATTAAATTAAACAATAGAAATATACTAACCGCCATCTATATCACATCCAATTACACTACCACTAACAATACCCAATGGTATTGCCCACCAACGTCCATCACCTTGAGATATTGCTGCTGCTGCTCCACCACCTAAGATACCACCAAGAATTGCTCCTTCACTACACTCATTACCATCAGGTGATGGTTCTCTTTGATATATTGGTCTACGAGGTCTAGGATTACATGGTACTTCAACTTCATCATGCCAAGACTTAACATAACCTGGTCTATATGATGTGCCAGGAACATACTCTTCTCTATATTCTTTACGAGTACATGTTCTTTCTGTTGAATATCCTCTTTGATAATCTCTATAAGAAGTTTGATACGCTGGATCAAACCTTTTCCACCAGTCTTCTTTTCTATACCCATTTCTGTACTCCATAGGTACAGAAGAAGATGATGTACCAAAAAGACTATATGCCTGACGATTACTACGATCTCCTATACTTTCTGCCTGTACTGGAGAAACCAGAAAAGGTAATAGCATCAAAGGTGCAAATTTCATAGTTCTCCGTTCTTTTATACTATAATTATAACAGAAAAGGGGTGGAAAAACCACCCCTCTTGTGCCACTTTGTAATTAGTCCTCTTGTGCTAGGGACTGGAAGTATGAGAGAGTGTTCTCTTCATCTTCTACAGGTGAGGCAGCGACTGCTTTCTCTCTGAATTCAGAGACCTCCTTACCCCATTTCTGTGGAGTAACTTCTTCTTCTGACTCATCAGCAACTACAGGAGCAGGTGCTTTACCGAGTCCAAGAACGTTATTCAAACGCTTCTCAAGATCCTCATAAGACTTAAAGTTCTTAGGATCTTCAAATTCAGCAAGTGAATAACACTTATTCCAGATCTCTTCCAACTGATCATCATCAAATCCACCTAGAGTTGCTGGTGCTGCGAAGTCTGACTTATCATAGTTCCAGTACCCATCAACCTTACGAATCTTAACCTTGAAGTCTGCACCATTCCATAGATTGAATGCATCTAAAGGAGTTTCATCCTTAAATGCTGGTTGCATTGCTTCTGTAATCTTATCAAAGATCTTCTTACCATATTTGTATAGGAAGACTTGTCCTTCATTCTCTGGATGAGCAGGGTCTGACACAACATAGATGTTAGAGTAGTAAGAAAGCTTACGCTTCTGCTGTCTAGCTTGTGCTCTTTGTGGACTCCCTTCTCCACCAGCATTCCATAATGTAGTATTGAAATCTGAAACTGGATCCTTTTTGCCTAGGGTTGTGAGAGAATTCTCAATGTACCAACCACCTTGACCTTTAAAAGCATGTGACCATACTTGTGCAAATGGACGATCCTCTCCATTTGGTGAGTCTAGAAAACGAATTACTGCGTAACCATTTCCTGACTTATCAATCTCAGGTTTCCAAAGACGCTCATCAGCACCTCCTCCACTCTGGGGTTGCTTTAGTTTTTCGATCTCTTGCGTGAGTTTAGCGAAAGTCTCTCCAGATCTGGAAGCTTTCTTTAATGTTGCAAATGACATTGTATTTTTTGTATTGTAGTGTGAAATTGCTACTGGATAATCGTAGCATACTATTTATGCTTCGTCAAGCATTGGATGCTGCTTTGTCTAGGGTCTCTATCATGATATCCATGCAGTGACCCAAGTCTCTGTATCCAAACGCTGTTGACAGGGCATTTATCCTTGTTTTCATGTCTGCTGCCTCTGGATCTTCAGGTGCAGCAAGACATAAGCGAGTGTAAAATGTTTTTTGTTTATCAATAAGTACCTTACACTTATCAATGTGTTCTAATCTTTCCTCTCTTGGAAGACCTTCGACACGTTGAGTTGCTATAGCAATCTCTTGATAAGTTTCAAAGATATCTTGTAGATTTCCTTGTACTTGTTCTGATTCAAAAAAACTCACAACGGTAACACTCCTTTAGATGATTGTTTCATATAATTTAATCGCTGTGCTTCATGCTTTAATCTTTCCTTCAATGGTTTTGATATTAATTTAGGGACAGTTTCCAATTCAATTTCATTCTCTTGGCAATAGGTTACTACTGCTTCAACATATGTAATCAAACCTTCACTTTGCTTAACTAACCTTTCAATCTCTTGCGAGAATTTCGTAGGTGTTAAAAATTTATCATCAAGATTTTTTTCTTTAGGCATTTCTTCCCCTAACAAATTCTTCAATGTAGGATTTAAGTAGTTGTAAATAGACATCTAGATTGTACTTCTCAAATACTTGTATAGTTCCTTCTTCGGTGGCAATAAGTGTGACAACTTTCTTTACCTGAATTCCAGATCTTTCAAGGAACATCGCTGCGTATGCAGTCTCTTGAACAAAGTAATGTTCAATGTAATTTTCCTTCTTCAATTTGGTTGAGGTTTTGAAATCGATCACGGCTAACTCACCGTCGAATTCAGCAATGCAATCTACACGACCAGCGAGACCGAGGTAATGAGAAAATAAAAAGGTTTCGAGACAATGTATTTTATCAATTCGGTTCAGCGTAGATTTTGCTGACTGAAACATTCTAACAGATAATGGATTATTTTCCAAGTATGTGTCAAGATTTAACACACCATTCATATAATCCTCAGTAATACTATGAAATGCAGAGCCCCTTTGAGTTGCTCTGGCAGTAATACGATTGGCCTCTTCCTCACCTACTTTCTTTCTCCATGCCTTGAAGAACTTTGCGCTCTGAAACGATGTAACTGAGGTAACACTTGGATAATATTTATCTGCACCTGGTATTGGGTAGAACCGAACACCATTTTCATTCACGGGTTCGACTTCAATAGGTTTGAAGTCTGCATTAACAAAGGAAAAAGTCATTTAGAAACCAAGATTGTATTTTGCAATGAGATATGATTTAACTAATCCTGAACGAACAATATCTTTAATACCAAATTCAACACAAGTAAATGTGTCTTTCATCTCTTCAACGATCCTAATGAAGTCTGCAATACCAGACTTCTCATTCTCTCTTGTCAAATCAGTTTGAGTAATGTCACCACAGAACATAATCTTAGAGTCCTCACCTATGCGAGTGATCATTGAATCAAGTTCATGGAAATTTAAATTACTAAACTCATCTACAATAACAATAGCATTGTCAACAGTAACACCTCTGATAAAAGAAGTACTCCAGAAGTCAATAGTTTCTTGTGCTCGTAGGTTGTCATAGAGCATTTGGAATGAGTTATCATCAGGCATACTAAACATGTATCTAACCATGTTCTTGTATGGAATCTGGTAGAGATAGGATTTGTCCTCATGATCTCCAGGTAGGAAACCAATCTCTCTAGTAGGTACTAATGACCTTACGATTACTATTTTATCATAAGGTGTGGATTCGTCAAGTACCTCTTGTAATGCAAGATACAATGCGATGAAAGTTTTACCTGTTCCAGCAGCACCATGAAGCAGGACATTTTTACCCTCTTTGTATGCATCAAAGACGATCTCTTGATTAGTAGTTAAGGGTTTGATTGTAGTCATGTATGACTTATCAATCGGTTTTTTCCTTTTCATTGTCTTCTTAGACATTGGTTGGAGTGGTGCAACACCATTCCCATTAGTTTTCTTTCTCGCTCTTGGCATAATTTAGGTAAACCTCGATAGGTTTGCACGTGGATGATTTTCTTGAACCTTAGACATTACTTCTTTAAACCCATCATCTGATTTAGGTTTTCCATAAGTTACTCCTCCTACACCAGCAGTCCAATCTTTATCCCATTCAGGATTGTCTTTTCTCCACTGATCGTAGTCCTTCATACTCATAGAGAGTTCTTGTTTCTCTTGTGTATTTTTATTTATTACTGGGTAAGTAGGCATGATTAAAAGTAATTAAGTAGAACAAGAATGCTTCTATCTGTTTTAGATGAAGGAGAACTTTTGATTTCTATCTCTCCTTCAAACTCAACGATCCTATTTTTAACAAAATCAATAGTCTCATCTCCAACTACTATCTTAGCATCAGAATCATTTAAAAAGAAGAGAGAGGTATACGAACCTTTACCTGATGGTATGACAGGAAGTTCAACATCAGCATCACCTCTTCCATACGTTACTACCTGTATCTTTACCCATTGTTTTCTTTGAGTACGTCTACCAAAAATCTGATCCATTACCTGATAGGCATCACTAGTTGGTGATTGATTATCATATAGCAAATGATAATAACAACCATCACTCTGATAAAACCAAGCAAAATTATGGTCATCAAACATTAAACTCAACTCATCAAAGAGAGGTTTTGCTAAATACTCATCTTGTAAATCCATTAATCTATCCTCAAACATGGTTGTGTGTCTGCCCAATCATCATCATATCTACAATCACATTCATCAACGTCAGGACACCAGTCAAGTGCCTTAGAGATGATTGGGAAGTTGCATATGAAAT